GGCGTATGGGACACGATGGAGCTCTCACATAATTTAGTAGAGTTAAAGAGAAGAATCACTTCTGAAGATTTTAAGAATCAAATGTTAAGAAATTTGATTTATGTAGGAGTGAAGTGGGTAGATCAAGCACCCACAATTACAGGCATTATCATCGAGATTTTACAATTATTAGATAATGTTTTTGGCTTGATAAAGATTGATATGGCGGATTTGATAAAGAAATTTGGAGAATTCGTCTCACAAGCATATTCTTATTTACTCGGAAAGAGCGCAACGCAAGTTAGTACGCACACGCCCGATGGAGTAAGAATTACACGACAACAAGGAATTGACGAGATATTAGACGGCTCATCTTTAACTGCTTTATGTGCAGGAGTCGCCACTATTTTCTCTGGATTAATCGTCGGCTTGGGAGCTAGTAGCTTTCCAGACGGTTGGAAGACATTGAAGAAAATGGCAGATAATGGACGATCAATTTCGAATTTTGAACGTGGAGTAACTTCCGCCTGGCATATAGTTGAAACTGTTTTTGATATGATTCAAAAACTATTCAACTATTTGCTAGGAAGAAGACAATTGAAACAATGTGAGACACGATTTAAGCGTTTCAATATAGATATATTGGAATACGTGTCTCAGGTTGATGCATTTGTAGACCCCACAATGAGTTTTGACGACATGAAGAAGATTAGGAGAACATCACACCTAATCAAATTGAAGAACATGGCGAATCAGATAGAAGGACTTATGCTCAATGACAATGTTAAAGTTTCAGCGACAGCTAAACAAATTATTCTTAGCAAGATTAAGGAGTTTAGAACATTTATAAACGGAAACAATTTTAGAGCTGATGATCTAGATCGAGCTATACCATTTGGCATGAGCTTTATCGGATCACCTGGCTGTGGCAAGTCTTTGGCATCAAATTTGATAGCTAAGAAGGTCACTGAGCATGGTTTTATTGAAAATTCACCTTTTCAACAGGACAACATTTATCATTGGATGCCTATAAAGAAATTTATGGACAACTATGAAGGACAATCAGTTGTTGTAATTGATGATTTCAATTGCACCACTGACGCTAAGGGAACTGAGTCCCCAGAACATAAAATTTTGCAAATGTTTAGCAATGGACCTTACTATCCAGAAATGGCATCTCTGACAGAAAAAGGACGCGCTTTCGTTAGCGAAGTTATAATTTCTTCATCTAATGTTTTGTACCCTAAATTTGAGTCATTAAGATCCTCTGAAGTAATTTGGAGAAGACGAAATTTAGTCTTTACGCAGGTTAAGATCGCGGAAGACGGATATAAAATAGAAAATTGGAGATTTTACAGAATGAGACCAGTACCCAATGGCCCTGACGATAACGGTTATATAGATCACATACCCTATACGATACATGAAGTCATAGCTATGGTTAAAGTTGAATTGGAGAAGTGGAGATCTACAGCAACACCCACATTGGATGAGCTTAAACTGGATTGCAAATTAGTAGAACAATTTAGAGCAGGTAAATACCCAGACACTAAATCACGAGCACCAGTTACTCCGTGGAGACGAGGAGCACCGAAAGATGAACCTCGAGATGACACACACACCAAAACGACTAAGACACAAGGCAAAGAGTTACCACTATTTGATATAAGAGATCTAGATCTACCCCTTGAACAAGATTGGGATATGTGGGCACCGCCAGCACCGCCAGTGTTGGATTGTGCTCCCATAAATCCGATTGAAGAACAAGAACGTATAGTCGATATTTGGGATCGTTTACTACGTCACTTAGGCATGAGCTATCAAGCTTTTGACAGTGGCATGGGATTACCCCAATTGCGACTACATGTGGAATTAGATCCAGCAAGATTTTTAGATTACACTTACGAAGATCATGATGGAACTCACAGACTTTTTACCGACGCAAGTGAATTTTATGAGAATGTGGAAATGAACGATTATGATAGACAGGACGAGCAAGCAGTTATGGATTTTGCGCAGGAATGCGGAAATATCAATTACTGGAATTTAGATCATGACTCATATGAATATTACCACTTATTTTTAGTTTACTTAAAATGGATGACAGCACCAGAAACTCAGCAGGACGCTATTATCACCACGCAGCAAGGCAAGGACGTTATTTTCCCTGAGCCTTCATGTTCCTATACTAGCACTTTTAACCCTTTCCTTGAAGACGGACACTTCTCAATTGAGACGGATATGTCGGATATATTAAGGTGTCAGCAGATTGCGGATCAACATGATTTCCCCGAAGAGGGCAAGACATGGTTCGCTAAATATGATGCAAAGTTAAGGAATGTAGCAATACAGATCACTGACTCGTGGTGGTTACAGAAGAAATGGATTTCTGATGATAGTATACAGTGGCTTGAGATTGCAGTAGGCGGAATAGTAGCGCTAATGGCAGCCATAGCGGTGTACAAACTCTGTAAAGGGTGGAATTCACCAGTCAATACAACTCAGGAAGCAATGAACTATGATGGAAGAACTAATATAGCTAGACCCACAATAACAACTGTGGAGAGCATATAATATTCCCATCAAAAGAATATTAAACCTGTAATAACATTGACAGAAGGCTGCGCAAACAAGAACACGCGCGATATGATGCAAGGAGTAATCAAGAAAAACTTGTATTGGATGA